CTAAGAGGGTATAAATGAAGTTTCCTGCTCGGCACTCGGGAGTTGGGTATCTGTAGCCTGATTCGACTTCAGCAAGGAAACGCGGAATTCCATAGCGTTGGATGATGTTAGTTGCCCACCGTACATGCTGATCACCGTCCCCACCGTTGGGGCTATCAGTTCCCTCTTCTGAATAGCAGATGACACCATAAAAAAAACTATTTCACCTTCAGTGTCTCGATACTCATCAGCTGTGATAACTCCATTCTTCATCGCGGCATCAAACGGTGATGACTTCCACTCGCCGTTGTCGTTATAAATAACAGTGGTTAAGCGTTGAATGTCATCAACAATCGTCGGGCCAGAAGCTCCACTCAACTCTTGCTCCTGCTTGAGTTTTTTCCGTAGCATCATGGCGGCAATGCGAGCTGACCCCAGCCCACCAACTTGAGAGATGAAGTTTGAGAACATGTTCCCCAATAGCAAACAGTTCTCTTCAACAACCTCATAAGGGAATGGGGTAACGTGAAGATAAACAGGATTCCCGCCATCCCGGCTGATGGTGCTAACCAGGTTAAGATTTTTATCAATTTTCACGAATTACACCCACATGTTGTCATTGGTGATGATGTAGCCAGAAATTGTGGCCACATAGCCGGGGTCCATACCGTTCATGGTTATTTCGTTGAAATTAACTAAGTAACTGTTAAGAACGGTGTAATTCCCAAAGGTATTAGCATCTGGGGTAACTACAATTTCCCCAAGTGACGTGTCGGTCGCAAAGCGATTTTGATATGCCGCAGCAAGCGCCTGAGTTTTAAGCAAGTGAACTGTTAACGTAACCTGTTGATAAGGGGATTGGCTTCCTACCGTGCCTGTCATTGTTGGCAAAATATCGGTTGCTGGCCCGTCAGGACGCAAACTAACACCTTCTTTGCCAAGAAATGACGCCGTAACATTCAAAGACGGATCACCAGTTACGGAAACAGCCCCACGAACGCGGTTAAGAAATCCCTGTGGTACTAACGGGTTTGCCATTTTTTATGCCCCTACAAAATTAGTTACGTTCAGGTTAAACGTGATTGACTCGAATCCACGGCGCGGTGTCATGACGGCGCTTAGTCCGCTATATTTCCCATCCTGATAGTCTGACGGGTTAAGACTTGTGTAATTGCTGAATGGCACCGCATTGATCACGGCATTCCCCGCATAAGTGCCTTTCTCATATTCAGCATTGAAGTCAGTCTGAATTAGTTTTGCACCAATGACCCGACCCAGAATTAACCCATAACTAATGCCATTGCGTAGCGTTTTCAGCGCGCGATTTTGGAGGCGGTCTATGCCAACTTGCTCATAGTAAAGAGGGTTAGTTGAGGTGTTAGAGCCGTTGATTACTTCATTAGCCAGATCCAGCTCAAGGTTTATCGCCGTCCATGCAACTGAATACCAATAGTTGAATGGATTACCATCCAACATGTGGCCAGCTACCAGCATCTTATTGCTAAGCCCACCTTCTGCCGCCGTGCCAATGTAGTTGATACTGTTATCTTGAAGCGTTTTCAGCAGTGTGCCATTACCACTCACTGGATATTCTGTTACCCCGTACATGAACCGATAGGCCATCGGCGGTACCATGTTTGATGAGCCAGGGTCATTTGATAGCGAAGATTGGAATGGTCCGGCCATAGAAAATTCTGTTTCCGGAATATTTGGGGCTTCAACACCTGCAGAAACCGTCTTATTCTTGGTGGCAACCCACTCAGAGTAAGTACCGATAGTAGTTGTGACAAAGAAATAAACCAGTGAACTCGGCGACGTATACTGACCGGTTAGGTCTTTAAATGTCGCTTGTTCATCCCACTCGCGCGGCACCAGATAAGAGAAGAATTTCTGGTACGTGTTACCCAGAGAGATATCTTCATCAATAAAGGTCGACAGGGCCGCAACACCGTTCTCCATGGATACATCACCAAGCTCCAGTACAAATACTGCTCGGTTAGTTCCCTGCGCCCAATATGAAGTATTCATCTGGGTAATTTCATTCGACACGACAGTTCTCACTGAACCCATACCCGTGGCTACGCCAGGACTAACCGATAATGGATAGGTGAAAGCAGTTGATGTGGTTACCGTGGCAGTAAATGCACCGTTATATCCGGCCGGGGTAACGCCTGAAACTAACACAGGAACCTGATTGCCAATTGTCCAGCCATGCGCAGCTGAAAGCGTAACTGTCACTACGCTTGCATCCCATGCAATGGTGGCAATCGCTTTTGCTGGCTTTAGAATGGTTGCTAAATCAGACTTAGATGTCAGCAACTGGTACTCGCCTGGATTTAGCGTGGTCCCGCCCATGGAAATCATCGCCCCGGACTTAAGCAGTTGCGACGGCTTCGGTGGATTGGTCACCGATACGTTAATATTAACAATTGCCATTTAATTAGTTCTCCGGATAAATGGACGGGATTACAGAAATAACCAACTTACGGGCGACATTCCTCATCCGTTGCTGGTAATAGTTGATCTTGAATTTGATAGTTTTACGCATGGCAATAACGTTTAGTTCGTTCTGCGTTACGCGTTCATCTTGAACGACAGGAATATTCATAATTCCCATTTCAGCGTCATCGCTTATCGTGTATTGCTGCATGTAGCGAAGGAAGTCCTCTATTGCAGCATTACGCAACCCGGTCACTGAAATGGTTACATCTTCCGATACAAGCTGGTATTGATTGCTCTTTTCATCAAGATAGAATGCGCCAGCAATAGGCGCTGCATTGCTACACCGGACGGTTGCAAATGGTGGTGAAAGGTTCTGGATTGATAGCATCGCAGGATACATTGGCATGTACTGATTCAACCCTAACCAGATAGGCAGTGAACTGGAGACAACAACATCCGTTAAATCTATATCTTCAGCAGAGTTGATGATCTGCGAGCGCATGTGCGGGTATACCGCTTCGCCAGTGTAGTGATACAGATTAGCTGGCTCATTCAGGCCGGTTCGCCGAGAGAAAGAGAACTGTATTCCGTAAAACTCACCGATATAGAGCACATCAGAGCCAATGTCATTAAATGGGTCGATATCCGACTGAGCGGTGAAAGTCACAACGTTTCGGTCGTAAAGTTGCTCATCATCCTGAATGGTTTCGGTTGTTAAGTGCAGGTAACCTTTTACATCTACTGTGTCTGGTTCAGGATCTGGGTCATCAGTCAAAATTGACGCTTTCACCCAGAAAACAAACCCATCCAGAGGAAGAACCTTTCTCATATATTTTGTAAATGTGACAACCTCAGAACGGCTGATGTCATCAAGGCCCTGGGTCAATGCTGCGTTAAGTTCTGTTTGTGCGGTTTTCTGTAGCTCAGTTAGGGAAGGCATTCAGCACCCCACTTACCCAGGCGCGCATTGAAGCCTGATATGTTCCAGTATCGATAAAGGATGGTCTTGGGCTACCCTTCTTATTTTTGAATCTCTTCGATATTCCTTCCATTGCCCGGCGAGTTGGAATTCCCGCTAACCCGTTCATCTCTTCATTGTCCAAAAACGCGACAAACAGGTTGTGCGTTCGTGACATTGATTCAGCTAACGGATCTCTTGTTGGTGGCGCGCCTGCAATCATATTCTCAAGACTGGCAGCAATATCATTAGCCATCATGTCAGCGATATCTTGGCCGTACCGGTCAAAGAACGTCTGCATGATTTTGTACTTCCCCTCTAGCAACTCTGCTACATCACCAGTGGTCGTGTTCTCATCCCCATAAGGAATGTCCATAACACCTAAATGGAGAGTGATCATGACAGCCCCCACAAACTCCCGAATTGCTGAGCAATCATCAGGTACCTGCGCCCCCAAGGGTCAAGCAGCATCTGGAGGTCAGCAAGTGACAAGTCTTTGAAGAAATCAGGCACCAGGCGCTGAGAACTTGTTGAGTTATCGCTGGCACCGGTGATCACCCCAGCCTTGAAGTTATTCAGCCCAAGAGTTTTACGAAGCTCAGAAAATACTGATTCCGTTCCGTAGTTAACCAGGAATGAAGCGGCAAGGTTATATACCGCCACCGTATAGAGATTCGGCATCACAGAGGCAATATCCTGATTTACCCACTCAACAGCGCCACCGTAAGCAAGAGCAATTGAAGGCGAGTCGTCGGGAACCTGAATAGCGGTAATCCCCATATCAGTGCGAATAAATTCGATAAATCCCGACAGACTGATGGTCATTTACTTTTTACTCCCGCGCTTCTGGGTGACAATTGTTTCATTCACGCTAGGCGTGTCGTTATTGTCATCACGGCCCTTTGTCTGCTCGACAGTAAATTCCATGTCACCGCCATAACCAGTGCCGCTATTCAGCAATGCATCGTCTTGAGCTGCGACTGACGCTTGACGGCGGTTATGAGAGGTTTCAGTCAACTTATGGTCGTTATCTCTCATCGCTTTTTCGATTATTTTTTCTTGCACTGGCTTATCAATGCTGTAGCAAAGACCAACAAAGTTTTTACTTTGGTCGATGGTTGATGCATCAATCAGCCCGTAAACTTGGTGATGCTGGATAACTGCATCGATTTCTTCGGCGTTGCCATCAAGAACAATGGCTTGAGAGCCATAAGCAATAGGAATGTTACGCAGGCGGCCTGTCTCTAAAGTACGGAAAGAGAACATGTGGCGCTGCTTAGTAGTGTTTGCGATATAAAGCTTCATCGTTTCCCCCAAAATAAAAAACCCCTGAAGGATTTAACCAACAGGGGTTCTTATGACAACGCGCAAACTTAAGCGCTGTAGGCCATAGATAAGATAGTGATAGCTTCTGGGCGAACAGCCCAGCCAGATGTTGAACGCATTTCTGCTAACACGTCTACTGCACCACCGGCGATCGGAGTAGGAATTTCGCGAGGTGCAGCCATGTCACAGAACATCAGGGCATTTGCAGCCAGAGAAGGTGAGAGCTTGGCAAATTCGTTGGTGTTAACGGTTGAGTTAACCATCGGAACTTCAACTTCAGGAATGGTAATTAACACAGCGTCTGTACCGCCAGCGCCAGCACCGATCAGGGTGTCGTCGTAAACCCAATCAACCTGAACACCTGCGCCTCTCAGAACTTCCTTCACCATCCCACCAACTGCATCAGTACCACCACCAGGGCGTTGATATGATGTCAATTGAACAATCTGCTGAATCTCCATGGCACCCAGCACACGCTGAGGGCCAAGGATGACAACGCGCTGTTGGCGACCTAACTGCATGGTTCGCGTCAGCGCGGCCTGAACTTGCCCAAGAAGATAAACCGCCATTTCCCCATGGTCATAAGTCAGAACGGTGGTATTGCCACTTGTGTCGGCTGGTAGAGTGTCGGTGATTGCTCCTGCGGTATTCAACAATCCTTCGCCGCCCGCTGGGTTCATGCCAAACAGTAAGCTGGTACGAAGTTGCTGGAAGATACCCTGTCGCATACCAAGGCGCTGAGCTTCAGGCAGTGCCACATTCCAGTTCCCTGCCGCGGCCATGTCATGGTGGTCATAGATACCACGGCAACGGAAAAGATATGTTGGAGTGGAAATCATGCGGGCTTCCATTGCAACACTCGGCAACTGGTTAGCGTTCCCGGATTGACTGGAAGTAACCTGGGTGCGGATATCAAGACGACGCATGTAAACATACTGATCGCCAACACCCAGGCGAACCTGTGGGTTACCGCTGGCGATGGTTTCAAATGCACCTGACGCCTGCTGGTAACCAATGATCATTTCCGGCGCGATGTACGACGGATTGACGATCGTGTAACTCGGAGTAATTGCAGCCATTTAATTCAACTCCCGATTAAATTAGGACCAGCGCGCAGCTGTCGTGATCATTCCATGTCAGGAAACCCGTAATACTGTCATAAGAGACGGTTTTTGAGTTGCCAGACTGTATTGAGATAACTTTGGCCGGCAGCGTAATGTTCGCCAGAGTTACCGCGCCAATAGTTCCCTGTGTAGTTGCTGCGCCACCAGGTGTTGACGCTGGCACATAAGTGAGCATAGCGAAAAACCGTGGGAGGTACGCCACCGGCTTGAATTGCTGTACGGGGATGTAAAGCGCATCGAGTTGTTTTCAAGGAAGGATTTAGATGGGTGGGATACCTGGGGCAATGAGTGCGGGCAATCAATCAAACTAATACCTGGCAGTTCGGAGGCAGCATGAACCAACCAAAAGTAACGGAAATACTGTTAGGCATATGCTTTGCACTATTCATTATCTGCCTGGTTGTCTATGTGGTGGGTGATGCTATGAAGGGAGTTCACTGATGATGGCTATGAAAATTGATTTCGCTAAGTGGAAAGTTGAAGAGCTACCGGCAGGGGTTACATGCTCATTCTGCAAAAAGCCTGAAAGCGAGGTTCGTGTCATTACCGGACCTGATGTGAATATCTGCAATGAGTGCGTTGGCTTGTGCAATGAGATATTAGCAGGGGATGAGTTAGCCCGAAGGACTGAGGCTATTAAAGACATCCTAACTATCGAGCACGGACTTGGTGATTGCTATCAGCCTGTTGATATTGCCGAGGCTATTTATGATGCCGGTTACCGGAAACCAAAGGAGTGATGCGTGACTCCTGAAGAGAAACAGAACGCGCTCCAATCCGCCGCCAGAATGTGTAACAACGAAATTAAAACCACCCTCGCCGCTCTACCGGCTAACACAAACAAAGACTCCATCACCCGCCATATCATCCTGCGCCATTACGAGAAGATAAAGCCACTTGGCTACAAGCTGGCTTGGCTTCTTTTCGCCATCGGCGTTCTGAATGGTCAGTTTAAGTGGAATAGGTAATGGAATTGATAAAGAGATAAGAGGCCAGCTATGACCAATGTTATTCAAATCGAGCCTAACAAATGGGTATCAGAGGATTTGCTTATCACTATAACCGGATTGCGACCAGGAACTATTAAGAGAGCTAGAGAAAACTCATGGTTACAAGGGAGGGAGTATTTATTGTTCTCACCTGTTGATGATCCAAAGCCTAATAGCGAATGCATGTATAACAGAGAGGCAATAGATAAGTGGATAGAGCAGCAGTCAAAACGACAACCTGGTGCTGCAAAGCTCAAGAAAACCGCTTAACCTACCGATCCCCATTACATTGAGGTTAACTTTATGAGTAAAACTCAGTATCCAACTGGCGTAGAACATCACGGAGGATATCTACGCATTTGGTTTATGTATCAAAAGAAACGTTGCAGGGAATCCCTCGGGATCCCTGACACACCCAAAAATAGAAAGGTTGCAGCAGATTTGCGACAGTCGATTGGTTATGCAATTAAGACTGGCACCTTTGACTATGCAAAGCAATTCCCTGACTCGCTTGGTGCGGTTCAGTATGCAACCACACAAGTACGGAATATCACTATTCAAGAGTTATTTAACAAATGGCTATCATTGAAGGAACCAGAGGTTTCACTAAACACTCATGACAGATATACATCAACGCTTAAAACCGCAGCCACCCTGCTTGGCCCCGATCGCCAAGTTTCATCCATTAGGAATGAGGACATTCTGAAATTGAGGAATGAGTTGCTTAATGGTATGCAATTACCAAGAAGACATCAGATCAATCCCGTTAAAGGCAGGTCTGTTCCAACAGTGAATTACTGTCTGGCATGTGTTAAGTCTGCTTTTATATTTGCTGCTAGCAATGGATACGCAGATTCAGATCCTACATCCACACTAACTCGATTAAGGAAAAGTAAACCCCAACCAGACCCGCTAACGAGGGATGAGTTTTTTAGAATGCTTGATGGGTGCAACCATCAACAAATAAAAAACTTATGGACACTGGCGGTATATACCGGAATGCGGCACGGAGAGATTTGCGCGCTTGCATGGGAGGATGTTGATCTTGAGGCTGGAACAATTATGGTAAGGCGAAATCTCACCCGGGTTAAGCAGTTTACTTTACCGAAAACTGACGCAGGAACAGATCGCGTTATTCAATTGACGGACAATGCAAAAGAAACTCTTCGCAGTCAAATGCTATATACCAGGATGGGGCCTCAATATGAAATACTGATCCATACAAGAGAGGCAAGGAAAACAAGAAAAGACCGTTGCACTTTCGTTTTCATTCCCAAGGTTACATCTTCAAATCAAATCTGCGGTGATTACTACTCGACAGAATCATTAGGGCAGATATGGAACAATGCATTAAGGAGATCAGGAATCAGATCCAGAAAACCATATCAATCGCGCCATACTTTCGCATGCTGGTTGCTATCTGCCGGGGCCAACCCATCATTCATTGCATCACAGATGGGTCATGCATCAGCACAGATGGTTTTCTCTGTTTATGGGGAGTGGATGCCAGACAGTAATGATGAACAGATGGCATTAATCAATGCAAAATTTTCTCAAAATGCCCCACTCATGCCCCATAAGAAAATTGGATAG